ATATAATCCAGTTTCAGAAGTGTCTCTATATCTATCTGATTGTTCTAAATCTCCTGAGATTATAAATTTACTTTTCCAACCTATTCTTGTCAATAGTGTTTTTGTTTGTCTTTTAGTTGAGTTTTGAAATTCTTCAGCAATTAATATTGAATTATCAACGTTTATACCTCTCATATATGCTAGAGGCATAATTTGTATATGTTCAGAATCTATTAATGATTGTACTTTTTGTTTTCCTATTATTTTTTCAAAAAGATATATACTTGAATATGTATAAGGTGCCATTTTTTCTAACATATCACCTGGTAAAAAACCTAGCTTTTCATCCGCTTCAACAGCTGGTGTTGTTATTACTATCTTATAAAATTCATTATCTTGTGATGATAAAAGTTCTAATGATTTTAGTGCTGTTAAATATGATTTTCCTACTCCTGCTGGACCTGAACATATTACTATCTCTTTTTCGTCCATCAAATCATAAAATTGTTTTTGTTTTTTATTTTTTTCTTTAAAATATATATCTCCTATTATTGTTTTTAAAAATTGTTTTGTTTCATTGCCTCTTCCTTTTTTTCTTGAATTTTTTTGATTACTCATAAATTTTAAATATTTAATATAAATAGTAAGTCAAAATACGTTTAAGATAAAATTAACTTATATTTATTAAAAATAAAATACTAATAACATGGCACAGATTACAACAAGTGAATTAGAAGAAATGATAAAGAAAAACATCAGAGAAAAAGGTTTTGATGATGTTAATATAAATGAAGAAGATTTAAAAAATTTATCTGAAAGAATAAAGTCTGCAGTAAATGAAGATTTAAAAGGTCAAGATAAGAAAGAAGAAGCTGAAGAAAATGAAGAAGTTGTAAATGTTGATATATCAAAAGACGATAATGAAGAATCTAATTTAGAAAATCCTCAATCAATAACTCAATCTCAAGATGATGAAGTTTATAAAAAAGAAGGCGAATTAGATGAAAGAGAAAGGGTTTTAGCACAAAAAGAAGAAGAGTTAAAACAAAAAGAGGAAGCATTAAAACAAAAAGAAGAAGAATTAAAATATAAACCTGAAATGCCTAAAGTTCTTGAAGATATGGGTTCTGAAAAACTTTTTGTTTTTGATATGAGTAAATTAAGTGCTGGTGCTGAAAATCTTTCAAAACTTCCAATGAAATACATGGACAATCCAGAAGAAGAAACTACTATTAAAGATGTATGGTTAGAAAAGGCAAAGAAAAAATCTGAAGTATATGTTGTTAAGTTTGAAAAAGTTGGAGAAGTTGAATTTGACCCTATTGAAGGAACTTCTAATCTTATAAACATTAAAGATGTAAACGGAGATAAAGAAATAACTGATTTCCAAAATGGATTAGACCCAGATGCTACAAACGATACTCCTACAAATATGATAGATACAATAGAACCCATTAAAGATGTTAGTCAACCAATGACTAATGATATGGGTTTAGAAGTTAATTCTGGTGAGTATGAAAATATTGAATCTAAAGCTAACGTATTGAATATCCCAGAAGAAAATTTTGAAGAAATATTAAATTCAAAATTAAAAGAAATAATAAAGAGCTACATAAATGGTCAGCTTGTATTAGGCAAAAAAGAGAATGATTAATGAATCTTATAAAAATAGGTTAAAATTTCTTGCTGGTGTTATTTCTGAAGCTGAAGTAGTTCTTAGTTCAGATTCTGGCAGAAGTGATAAAGAAACTTTAGGATGGTATTCTGAAGACTACCTTCTTGTTTTGGGTTCTGATATATTAACACTATTAGATGATGCTGTAAAAGAAGAAGAAGGTTTAGTTTTAAATCTATTAAAAAGCTCTACAAAAATTGATAAAAACTCTCTTTTTATAAACATAAAAATAGATGGTTCTATAAAAGAAAAACAAATAGATGAAGAGGTGGATTTAACCTTAACAATTAAATTTTCTGAAAACTCTAATACTGTAGCTTCTGTATCTTATAGGGGTACAAACAATAAATTTAATTTAAGTTCTAAACATTCAACAAAAGACTTAGATACATTCAAATCTAATGTTGTAGATAACATCATGAACTCTATAAGATTATCTATACTAAATCCTAATTCATAATAATAATATATTATTATTTACTTTATTAATTAAAAAATTATATTTGATTTTAACAAAACAAATAAATATAAAATTATGAATAGTTGGAAAATTACTAATACATCTAATGAGCCAGTAAAAATTGCTTGCAAAACGGCTTCTATGAACTCAAAAGGAATTATACTAAAACCTAATGAGTTTTGCTTGGCAGAATGTCAACTTACAGCTTCAATAGATGCTCAAGAAAGAAGAGGTTTTATTTCTGTTGATAGAGAGTTTGATAATTCTAAATTACAATTAGAATATGTTACATCTTATACGAATAATCAACTTAAAGATTTAATCTTAGAAATGGAAGCAGCTGAAAAATCTGATTTTGAAAAAGCGGCTGAAAAAGCAGAAAAGTACATTAAAAAATCATAGTTTGTCTAAAATAAACGATACAATAAATTCAACAGGTGATTTCTCTAGATTAGAAATAATAGATGGAAGCAACACTGTCTTTAATTTTTCAAGTGGTTCAAATTATTTTGCAAATATTGATTTATCGTCTATTATGATAACAGAAAACATTATACTAGAAAAAAATAAAAATAATTTTTTAATAGTTAATAATGGAAAAGAAGTTATTACCTGGGATGAAAATCATGATTGTTGGTCTATATTAAAAATAAACTCTTTTAAAGGTAATTTTAAAGAAAATCTAAAAAATAAAGAGTTGGGATTTTCTAACACTAAAAGTTATATTCTTAGTAATAACATTTTAAATCTGATTTATTACATTATTGAAAAAGATGGAAATTACTATATAAATTTAGATAAAAAATTATACTATAAATTTTCTAAAAACTCTTGGGTTGGTCTTGATTTATTAGGAGATTTTAAATTAGAAATAGAAAAATTTGTTAATATAGATTTTTTAAAAAAAAATAATAAATCTAAATTATTATTAGAAAAAATTCCTAAACCTATTAAAGTTAAAGATTTTGCTTTAGATGCAGGATATATTTTCGCGCCTTATGTCCCAGCTCAAACCATTCAAAACAATATTATTATTGAAGATTACAATCCAAGAAAAAGATTAACTTCAAGATATGCAACAAATTTAGTAAATAGCAAATACTACACAACAGCAACAATATAAATAAAATTAAATTATGTCTAATAAAATTAAAATACTTTTTCATCCATCTGACTTAGCGGGAGTAGGACACTTTCGTTCAATATGGCCAGCTCAAGAAATTCAAAAAAACTTTAAAGATGATTTTGAGGTCAAAATTAGTGCTCATATTAATTTTGATAATTTAGATTCTCTAAAAAAATATGATATAATTCATTTTCATAGAGCTTTAGGTCCACATGAAAGAATAGATGAAATTTTTAAAGAATTAAAAGAAGCTGGAGTTACTTTAGTTATGGATTTAGATGATTACTGGACTCCTCCAACTACTCACCCTATGTATTATGCGGTTAAGGAGCAAAAGATAACAGAAAAAATTATAAAAACTATTCAAATGTCTGATTATGTTACTACTACTACAGACATTTTTGCTAAAGAAATAGCAAAATATAATAGCAATGTTATAGTTATACCTAATGCTATAGACACTAATCATAAAATGTGGAAACAAGAAGATGTTGAAAAAGGTGACAAACTTAGAGTTTCTTGGATTGGAGGTTCTTCACATTTAGAAGATTTAAAACTGTTAGGTTCTTCAATGTCTAAATTACATAAAGATTCTAGTTTAGTTGATAAATATCAAGTTGTTTTGTGTGGTTTTGATGTTAGAGGTAATATAACAGAAATAAACAAACAAACTGGTCAACAAAAAACTAGAAAAATTAAACCTCATGAAACTGTATGGAATAAGTTTGAGGAAATTTTTACTAACAAATATGAGATAGTAGATGAAGATTATAAATCTTGGTTACAAACTTATAAAAACGAAAAATATAAAGTTGACAGTAAAGATTTAAAATATGTTAGAAGATGGACTCTTCCTTTAACTCAATATGGAAAACATTATAACTATTGTGATGTTTGTTTAGCTCCTCTTACTAAAAACACTTTTAATAAAGTTAAATCTGAATTAAAAATAATTGAAGCTGGTATGACCAAAAAGGTTTTAATAGCTCAAGATTATGGAATATATAAAGAATTATTGAAAGATGGTGAAAATGGTTTTTTAATAAATGATTCTAGAAACCATAAAGACTGGTACAAAAAAATTAAGTATCTTATAAATAATCCTTCTGAAGTTGAAAGGCTATCTAATAACTTGCATGAATTTGTAAAAGATAGATATAGTTTAAAAAATGTTACAGAAGATAGGGTAGACACTTATAAAAAAATACACAAAGAAAATAAGTTAGTTACCGTTGATTAATAATTTTCTTACATATTTATTTGTAAAAATAATTTATAATGAGAAATGTTAGTTTAAACTTTGGTGCAATAAAAGATACTGTATATAGAGTTTCTGTTAAAGAAATTATTAATGAATCAAAAGATTCAAAAGAAGAAAATTCTTTAAAAAAATTCATAAAAAAAATAAAAGAAGAACCTTTATTGAAAATTCAATATATGATTTATGAGAATTTAACTAAAGGTCACTTTGAAAACGAGAGATTAGCAGAAAGGTATATAAATCAAAATATGTCTACACTAAAGAATGTTTCATTTCAAAACATTCTTGAAGTAAATAAAAAAACAAGAAGTTACATATTAGATGAAAAATATGTTCAAGGAGATTCTGAATTTGAAGATTTATACGAATCTATACACACTCTTATAGAATCAGAAACTACAATAGGATATAAAGATGTAAACAAATCTCATGAAGCTTATGAAAACATACTATCTTATTTACAAAGAGAAGTTACTGAAAAACTAAGAGAATCTGAAGAGAAAAATGATATGCCAAAATTATTTTCTTGGAACTATATAAACGAACATGCTGTTAGTAATTTTAATAAAAGATATAGTCACTTAAACGAAGAAGATAAAAAATTATTTAAAATTTTAACTTCTAGTGAAGATGTTAAAATAAACTATGCAAAAGACTTAAAGGAAAATACTTTAGAAAATATAGATTCTCTTTTAGAAGAAGAAACATATCCAGAATCATTACTTGAAGGATTTAAATCAAAACTAAATTCTATAGATTCAATAAATAAAAATAATGTAGAAGAGATAATAATTAATTGTTCTGAATTAAATTCTACTATATCTAATTTATAAATTTTTAATAATGAAAATATCTAAGAAAAGATTAAGAGAAATATTATCGGAAGAAATACAAATTTTTATAAAAGAAAATTCACACCCAGGACCAAATTATAGTCCAAAACTAGGTGTAACTCTTGTTCAGTTCATGGACGATTTATCTAACAACCAATTAACTGATGTTAAATTCGTTAAAGAAGAAGGCGATAAAATGATTTTTTCTACAACTACACCTTTAGGTAATGAAAATTTAGAAAGAGTTAGAAAAGAAGAACCTTCCCTTAAAATAGTAGACAATCCAGTAGACGATACACGTTTAATGGTTTATGCAATGGAAGAAGGTGTAATAGGTGAAGGTTTTGATAAAGATGTAGATGTTAAAAGTACTGGTGAATATTCTGACATGACAATAGCTGAACTTAAAAAGAAAGTTAAAGAGCTAAAAAAAGAAAATGATAAATATAAAGAAGATGATAAAAAAGTTCCTAAATCTAATTTAAAGAAAATGGGACAACTTCTTTTTGCTATAAGAGCTAAACAAGGTTGGAAAAAAGGAGAAGGAAGTACAGGAGTTTAATCTTTCTTTTTTTTGTGTACACTAAAATCTAAATTTCCTTTTAACAATTCAGAATTAGCTATTTTTTTACAAACATTAATAGCTTCTGCGTATATTAAATTATCCTTTTTATTATTTAAGGGATAGTTTTTGTCTTTTGTTTCACAATTTAAAGTATGTAAATTCAACTCTAAAGAAACAAAACTTCTTTTGTTATTATAGTTTATGTTTTCAGGAAAATCAAATGTATATATATTTTCTAAATAATAAGGAAACACATCATTAGATTCTAAAATACTTTTTAAATCTTTTCTGTATATATTACTTAACTGTTTTGATAATTTTCTAGAAATTTCATAATCATAATCTATATAAGAATGCTTATCATTATAATCACACTTTTCTTTAATATCTATCCAAAAACTCATTATTATATATATTGTTTCTGGTTTGTCTTTATCAAAAGAAGCGCCTATTTTACAATTCACACAATTGTTACCTAATTCTTCTCCTTTAATTTTTATTTCTTTTCCTGTTCTTTTATTAGATTCTTTATCTAAAATCAATTCATCTTTATTTAACATTTTGTTGCAATATTAAACTTTCATTTGTTCTTGACAATAATATATATTTTTTTTAATTAAAACAAGTTTTTTAATTAAAAATTAATATAAGAATTTTTTTAAACTATTTATAGGTGTTAAATATCCTATAAATTAATAGAAATGAGTAATTCAGACAAGTATGTAATATCAGAGTTTTATGCTTTTGAGGCAGACTCTAACTTGATTAAAGAAGCTGAAGAAAAAAATAAACCTATCATCATGAAAGGTATTCTTCAAAAAGCGAATACTGAAAATAGAAATGGTAGAGTTTATCCATTAGAAATCTTAAAAAGAGAAGCTAAAAAATATGAAGAAGCAGTAAGAGAGAGAAGGGCTACTGGCGAATTAGACCATCCTGATAGTGCTGTAGTTAGTCTTTCTAACGTTTCTCACATGGTTACAGAAATGTGGTGGGAAGGAGATACTCTTATGGGGACTGTTCAGTTATTAGAAACTCCTTCTGGGAATATTTTAAAAGGACTTCTTAAAAGTGGTGTTATGTTAGGAATATCTTCTAGAGGAGTAGGTTCTGTAAAAAACAAAAACGGTCTGGATGAAGTTCAAGAAGATTTCGAATTAATAGCTTTTGATTTTGTTTCTTCTCCATCAACTCCAGGAGCTTATTTATTTAAAGAATCTAAATCTTGGGGATTAACAAAATTAGACAACAGTACTTCAAAAATATTAAAAGTTAAAGATTTAGAAAATTCATTTGATGATTTAAGTGAATTATCTAATAAAAAGTTTTGGAAATTGTAGCATTAATAATCAATTAAAATTAGAATTTAATTTTTTATTAACTATTTATTGGAAACATTTCATTTAAAGAAAATTAATAACATGTCTAAAAATACAAAAAGTTCTCTTGAAAAAGCTTTATTAGAAGCTAAAGAGATAGAAAAAGCGGCTTTACAAGAAGCGAGTAAAATTGCGGAAGAAAAGGTATTATCTAAAATAGAAGAAACCGTAATGGAAACTATAAAAGAAATTGAAAAAGAATCTTTAAGTGAATCAGTATCTATTGACGTAGGAGATGCAGACGTTTCTATTAGCGTTAAGGATGGAGTTGCGTCTATAGATGTTGATGCTGATGAAGAAGATTTAACCATAACTCAAAAAGAAGAAGACGAAGAAGTTGAAGATGTAGAGGATATGGAAGACGAAGAAAAAGAGGACAAAGAAGACAAAGAAGACGAAGAGGAAGATGACGAAGAGCTTTTTGAAGTATCAGGATTGTTTGAAGAAGAAGAAGCTCCTGCTGAAGAAGAGGCTCCTGCAGAAGAAGCTCCTGCTGAAGAAGAGGCTCCTGCAGAAGAAGAAGCTCCTGCAGAAGAAGAAGCTCCTGCAGAAGAAGAAGGTGGTTCAACTGCTACAGTAGAAGTTCCTACTGCGTCTGCAATAGAAGATTTATCTTCAAAATTAGACACTATACTTTCAAAGTTAGAGCAGCCAGAAGAAGACGCTGCTGAAGCTAACGCTGCTAAAGAAGCTCCTGCAAAAGAAGGAGAAGACGAAGAAGCTGTTAGTCCTGAAGGTGAAATTGAAATTGTTGATGATGAAACTGAAGAAATGGTTTCTGAACTTATGGATGAAATTGAAATTGTTGATGAAGAAGAAACAATGGAAGAAGTAATGGGAGTAGGTAGTGGTGTACAAAGAGCTTTTGGAAATGGTAATCATAGAGAAAAAGACGGACATCATGCACCTGTAGCTCCTGTACATGGAGAAAGAATGAATGAAAATAAAGCTCATGAAGAGGCAAAATTAGCCGAGTTAGAAAAGGAAAACGAAAGTTTAAGAGAATCCCTTAAGGAGTACAAAGAATCGTTTAAAGTACTTCGTAAACAAATTAATGAGGTTCAAGTTTTTAATGCAAAGTTAGCTTATGTTAACAAGTTGTTTTCAAAGGGAGGTTTAACAAACGATGAAAAAGTTCAAATCGCTGAGAATTTTGACAAAACGAACACAGTTGAAGAAGCTAAAGTTCTTTATAACAAAATTGTTGGTGAAAATAAAACTATTTCTGAGAGTAAAACTGAACAACTAAAAAGCAAATTAAAATCTAATAACCCTGCTGTTATAAGCTCTACAAAATCTGAAGCTTTATATGAAAGCAAAGAGATTTCTAGAATGAAACAACTAGCAGGAATTAAAACCTTAAACGATTAAAATTAAACTAAACTAAACTTTTAAAATTTAAAAAAATGAGTGAATTATTAAACAGTGGTAATGTTGGTTTAACGAACTTAAGAACTCTTTCAGAGCAAAGAAAAGAGATTGTCTCTAACTGGGACAGGTCTGGTCTTTTGGAAGGTCTTGGAGGTTCTAAAAAATCTAACGTTGCTCAATTATTAGAAAACCAAGCGTCTCACATGCTTAATGAGGTGACTCTTGATTCGTCTGCAGGTCGTTTTGACACTGTAGCGTTCCCAATGGTAAGAAGAATCTTCTCAAGATTACTTGCTAACGAAATCGTATCTGTACAGCCTTTAGCGCTTCCTTCAGGACTTTTGTTCTATATGGATGCTAGAGTGTCTACAGACAAAGTAGCTCCTGCTAACACTGCTAACGGTCAAGCTGGTCCTACTTTCTCTAACGACTCTGCTTACGAGAGATTTTATGACAACAGAGGTCAAACTGCATCTTTTGGTACTGGTACAACTGCTTCTGGTACTTCAATATCTTATACGTCTGGTTCTACTGAATTAGTTGGAGGTCTTATTACTGACACTTTTACTTTAGGTGCTGACTTTGATATCAACGTACAACAATCTAGCTCTACGCTTAGATTTGTTCCTACTGGTGATGTTGTTTATAACAACTCAACTGTAACTGCTGCTGGTGGAAGCATTAAGTACTATTCTCAACTTCAAACTTGGGGGTCTGACCAATTTGCTAACCAACAAGCAAGAGTTGTTCTTGACGTAAGACCTGCTGGTGTTTATGGTTCTGACTTTGATGAGTCATTACTTGCTGACTTCGAAGTATTCCCAGTATACGAAGTATTCAACGACTTAGAAGCTAAGTCAGAGATGAGCGAGCTTACAATCAGATTCTCTTCTGTAACAGTAAACACTATTACAAGAAAAATGAGAGCTCACTGGACTCCTGAACTTGCTCAAGACCTTGAAGCTTACCACAGCATTGATGCTGAAGCTGAGCTTACTGCTCTTCTTTCAGAAGAAGTTGCTGCTGAGATTGACAGGGAAATCATTAGAGACCTTATCAATGGAGCTATGTTCGAAGCTAGATGGGATTACGCTGGATTGAGAAATAACGCTAACTTCTTCGGAACTCAAAAAGACTGGAACCAAACTCTTATCACTAGAGTAAATGAGATTTCAGCTCAAATCCACAAAGCTACTCTTAGAGGTGGTGCTAACTGGATTATTTGTTCTGCTGAAGCAGGTGCTATTTTCGATGATTTAGAATACTTCCACGTAGATGGTTCTGCTCAAGCTGAGGCTGAGAAGTATAACTTAGGTATCGAGAAAATCGGTAACTTAGGAAACAGATACGTAGTATACAAAGACCCTTATATGCCTGCAAACATCGTGCTTTGTGGACACAAAGGTGATACTTTCTTAGAAGCTGGTTATGTTTATGCACCGTACATTCCGTTGCAATTAACACAAACTATCTATGACCCTAACGATTTCACTCCTAGAAAAGGAATCATGACTCGTTACGCTAAGAAGATGGTTAACAACAGATTCTATGGAGTTATCTGTATCGATAATATCAACACTTACCAACAAGTATATAGCTAATCAATTTAGCTAGAAGCTAGGACGTAAGTCTATCGAAATAAAAAAGAGGTCAGCATTTGTTGACCTCTTTTTTTGTTTATAATAATTAGATTTTATTTCTTTTCAAATCCACACTCTTTAAGAAAACTTTGACCAACAGGAGAGCCAAGCCATTGAATAGTTGAAATCATAATTTTCTTTTCTCTTTCTGAAAGATATTCTAAAGGATTTCCTTTATTGTCGATTTGTAGAGAAATTCTTTCCATAGTATCATTATTATAAGAACAGTGTTTAATAAATTTATCATGAATTTCCTTTTCTAAAGGATTGCTTTCGTGTCTATATATTTTATTTCCTTTCATAATTAAAAAGGGTATTTTTTATCTAAAACAAGTTTAACTGAATCATTTTCTACTCTAACATTTATTTCAAAAGCTCTTTTTGTAGCAAATTCACTATTCAAATAATGCATAATATAGTTTGATTCATCTATTTTTTCAAGATTTTTCAATTTTGAATTAGACATATTAGTAAAAGAGTCTTCATAGTATTTCTTCAACTCTTCTTTTCCGTATTTTTTTATACTTTCAGAAGCGGTAAAGTTTACCATTTCTTCATAATTTCCTAATTTTCTTAAAGATTTAAAGAAGCTTAAAAAATCTGTACCATAAATTATGGCAGGATTTGAAAATTGTGAATTTGATTCAACTTTTTCAGTTTTTGTTTCAATTTTTATTTCTGATTTTAAATTTTCTTTCTTTACTTCTTCACTGCAAGAAAATAAAAATAAACTAGACGATAATAAAAGGATTAAATTTTTCATTTTTTTTTAATTTTATTGTTAATGTATTATATAAACGATTTTTATTGAAAAATATTACACTTGATTGCAATTTTGCATTTTATCTCTAATTCTAGCCGCTTCTTCATAATCTTCTTCAGCTATTGCTCTATGTAATTTTTCTTCGTCTGTTAAAATTTCTTCTTTATTTAGAAAACTCTTTATTATATTAACAAATTTTTCAGAATTTGAATGTTCTTTAGTTATATGACCTCTAAAATCAAAAACGTTTAAACTATCTGTTATATCTAACAATATGTATCCAAATTCTTCATCAGTAATTTTATTTATTTCTGTAGATATTGTATCAGTATCTTTTTCTGATATAAAATAAATGGTATTTCCATATTGAACATGTTCTGTTCCTAATTTTTGTATGAATTTTTCATTTAAATCATCTAAATCTTCAATTAAACTTGCTACTCCTTTACCTACAACAGTAATAGAATATAATCTTTTGTCTAAAATTTCATCTTCCATATTATAATTTTTATTATTTGTTATTAATAAACTAAACGAATAAACTAAAATTAAATTACAATTAAATTAATTTATTTTTGTACTCGGAGAGGGAATCGAACCCTCACGACCACAATGGTCACAAGATTTTAAGTCTTGCGTGTCTACCTATTCCACCACCCGAGCTTAATCTATATCAAATTTATATATAATTTTCCTCCCAGAAAAATTTTTTATAAAATTAGGAGCTTTTGTATCTCCAATTGTATCATCATTAATTTCAGATATATGTAATTCTTCACATAAATGAATTGTAGATTCGTATATTCTTTTTCCCCCTATAATCCAATCAGGATTTTTTTCTAGAGCTTGTTCAAGCGTATTATATCCTTTTCCAACAACTATCATCTCTCTTCCTTTTAGTTTTGGTAAAGATTCGTATGTTACTCTTCCTACAAGCAATTTACATCCCATTGTTAAGTTTTTAAAATGCTTTAAATCTTCTTTACATTTCCAAGGAAGCTTATCATCCTTTCCAATGTATCCTTTTTTATTTATAGCAATAATTGCTTTCATTTTTTTTGTTTTTGTACAGATGGAGAGACTCGAACTCTCACGCCTTTCGGCACATGGGCCTAAACCATGCATGTCTACCAATTCCACCACATCTGCATTAATTATATGCTTTTACATATAGGGACCTTTTGAAACCCGCATTCCTTCGTTTTGCTATATGCTTTTACATATAAAAAGTGCAACATATTGCACATTTAATCGGATTTTTTCCGATTATATATAAAAATTCTTACAAAAGTGCATTAAAATACACTTTTCAAGTTGCCCAGGAGGGGTCGAACCTCCTTTTCTAGAGCCAAAATCTAGCGTCCTAGCCAACACGTAGACGACAGGGCAATTTACCTTCTAGTAGCCCGTAGGGGAATCGAACCCCTGTTTCTAGGATGAAAACCTAGCGTCCTAACCCCTAGACGAACGGGCCATAAAACAAAAAACCTCAACAATTTTACTTGCTGAGGTTTTTCACATTTTGAAAATAACAATATTCAACAAGCATCAAAGAGTTTCCTCTTGAAGTAACAACTGTTCAAGCTGTAATTTTGATGAATATGTGTTTGTTATTTTCATAAACCAATTAAATATAATGTAAATATAATTATTTTTTTAAAATTTCAAATATATAACGATAAAATTTTTAAAAAGTTACAAATTATTTTAAATCGAAACTATTAGGGTCAAATTTTATTTTCATTTTTTCACAAAAATCTATAACAAATTCTCTACTTTCTTTTGAGGCAGGATAATTAGAGTGTGCTTTTAATTGATTAAACACCAAATCTCCATTAACCACATTAAATCCTAAAGTTAATCTTTCCCAAGATTTTTTATTAAAAAACTTAAATCCAACATATTCACCGTTTGAAATTATATATCTATAAGTAGCAATACAATGATTCATATACTGACCTTCCCAGTCTAATTCTTTTATATTTTTTATAATTTCAACTTCGTATTTTTTTTCATTACAAGAGTAATGTTTAAATAAATCAACTTTTTCTTTATATTTTTTTTCTAAGTGATAATCGGAATCTGCTTTAAATTTTTTTACTGTTTCATAATGAAATCCTAATAAATCTTCTTTGTTTATATTAAATAAAACATTAGTGTCTTTAGACATAATTTCTAATGTTCTATAAGTATCAATATAATACTCAACTAAAGTTTCGTGGTTTAATTTTTTTTCAAAAATATTTTCAATATGATTATTTGGCAACACTTCTCCATCTCCAAAATTATTGTTTAAATAATTAAAAAATGAATCAACTTCTTCTTTAGAAGATTTTTCTTCTAGAAAATTTTTATCAATCATAATAAAATTTCAACTTTTTTATTTTCTGAACCAAATCTATTTTTTAAAATTTTCAACTCTGTATTTGTTAAATTACTTTTATTAACACCAAAACATAAATCAGATTCCATAAAATAAGCATCAGAAAACCCAGAAGCCATAAATATATTTGTATTATTAGAATTAGAATTTAAAACATCATCAATTAAGTGTCTTTTATTTGAGTTTTTATTTAAATAAAAAGATACATTATATTTATTTATTAAAAATCTTAAATTCATTAACAAAAATCTTATAGATTCTTGATTTGTTAGTTGTTTGCGTTGTGTTTTTTTTATTTTTGTCTCTAACAACAAACTTCTAGGCGTGTAATATGAATTATTTTCATTAGACCTAATAAATTGCATATCATAATCTAAAAAAACAGCTCTAGGTTTATATTTTTGAATTAATTTTTCAATATAACATTCATTTAAAGAATTAAAATTTTTCTCATATATAATTTTCCCTTGATTATCTTTATTTAAATATTGATATTGTTCCATTTTTCTTTGTATTCTTTTGTAGAATGAAAAACGATTATACTCACCAATACATAAACAATCAAAACCTTTTTCTATATAATCAATCATAATTTTTTCAAACACAGCTGATTTACCAGAGCCAGCAAAACCTACAGTTGTGCTTAAAAAATTCTCATCATATGTTAAATTGAATTCATTCAATACATCCATAAGTTCAAAATTAATCAAATAGATTCTTTTTTCCAACTATTTATAATTAAAACTTAATAATCATGAATATAAGTGCTAATTATCGCGTTATCCCATTGTCTGGTACAGTGACTGAAGGCGTACTTGGAGATGGAGTTACAGCAAGTAGTGTTCACACAGTATATTGTATAGCTCCAGGTAGTGTTACAATAGAAGCTAAAGGTGGAGGTTCTTTTACTTTTACTGCTGCTGCTGCAAACGAATATGTTAATGTAGTTGTAAAACAACTTACTGTTAATAGCGGTACTTTCATAGGTTTTAAATCTAAAGATGATAGCTATCAATGGGGACCACAATTTGGACCTCCAAACTAAAATAATTTAAAAAATGGGTCAAGGTTTTGGTTACTGTGAAATAATTTCTGAAGATTGTCTTAGTGGAATGACTGAGCAACAAATCTCTAGAATATACAGGAGAATTAGAAGAAAATTAGGCGAACCTGTTATGGGTGTTGAGCTAGAAGACGAACAATTAGAAGAGTCTTTATGCGAAGCTATTGAAGAATATTCTTCTTATATTCACCAGTGGGCACTAGAGAATAGATTGTCTCAAATGCTTGGTCTTCCTAATGAAATTGATTTTACATTAAAATTTGTATCTCAAAATTTTGGATTTGAAAGAACTTTTTCAACTGCATACGCAGAACAAGTTAATGGTCTTGGAGGGGTAAATAGTAATAGAGAGCTAAAATTAGCGTCAATAACTTTAACTGCTGGTACTCAAGATTATATTATACCTGCAGGACAAGAGTTGAATGAGGTTCTTTGGTTTACTCCAAACTTTATAAACCTTTTTGGTTTAGACCCTTTTGCCAATTCTAATATAGCATTTTCTGAATTTGGTGCTTCATTTGCAGGTCACACTCTTTATCATGTTATGCCAGTATATGATACAATTCTAACTGCACAAGCAGCTGAACTTAGAAATAAAGTAAGGGGGTCTGAATATTCTTATAGAGTTAGAGGTGGAGCAAATGGAACTAAAGTAATATCTTTATATCCTATTCCAAGAATAAATACAACTGCAGGATTAGGGGCTTCAAATATGGGTATTGGAGGTGGAGCAGGAACTCCAGGTACTTTATTTTACTATTATTATGACAAATTAGGTATTGGAGGAAATGATGCATTAAGTGGTAACACTGCAAACCCAGGATATACAGGAAGCACAAATTCTATAGATGGATTGCCAAATCAAGGAAATGGTTTAGTATCAGGACCTTCAGATGCTAAGCTTTACAATATCAGATATAACGAATTAAATGACCCAGCAAAAACTTGGGTTAAAAAATATGCTCAAGCAAATGCGAAAGAACTTCTAGGATTAGGTGTTAGAGGTAAGTTTTCAGGTGAATTACCTATACCAGACGCTTCTCTTACTTTAAATTCGGGCGATTTAATAACGAATGGAAGAGAAGATATGAGGTTATTAAAAGAAGAATTAAGAGACCTTTTAGATAGATTGAATTACAAAGCTTTACTTGAGAACAATGCTCTTATGCAAGAATATGTTAACAAAACTCTTAGTTTTGGACCTTTACCTATTTATATAGGATAATATATAATTTATGGCAAGAAATTCCGAAAATAATAATAGGGATAGACTTCTTAATAGAAATATGCCCAAACCAGAAGAAGCTAAAAATTTAGATTCTTCTCAAAAAGGTATTAAATTATTTTTCGGAGAAAAAGAAAGAAGGTTTTTTGAAAGTTCAGGAAGAGAAATAAGTGAAGAAATACTTCAAGAATCATTTATACTTTATAGAATTGATTATCAAAAAACTCAAACTCACGAACTATACGGAGAATCTAAAAATAAACTTTATTTACCACCAGTAGAAGTTTTCGGAAGAATAAATGTAGAAGCAATGGGGCCAGAGTATATGTCTCCAGGCGGATTAATAAGAAAAGGTTACGGAAATATAACGGCGAGCATATATGTTTCACATTTAGATGAGTTAAACGCCGAGATAAGAATGGGGGATTTTGTTTACCACAAAGGTAATTACTATGAAATAACAGATGATGGAAGTTCTAATGTAGATAACCAACATTCTTGGGGTGGTGATAAGTTGTTCTCAATTACTATTAAGGGTGTTGAGGTTAACACTGATGTTTTTAGCGCAAGATAAAAACAATTACTATACTTACTATATAGATATTAATCCGCCGTATGTTAGTAAAATTAGTTGCACAGTTTAAAAAAATATAATCATTTATTTAAAGATTACTAATATTAAATCCAACATTTTTCATAATAGAAGCATTTTTATGGCTGTAGTAATATTTGCCTTTTACCAAATTTCCAAAATCTAAAAGTTCATTAAACTCTTTTCTTGTACACTCTAATATGGGTATACTTTTCTTTTGTATTGAAAAAATGCCTAAATCTACCATTTTTAAAAGTTGATTGTACCCAGTCATTTTAGTTTTTAAAAACATATCACCAATAGTTCTGCAACAAATAAAAGTATCAAAATTTATCCTTTCACTCTCAATTGACCTATTTAAAGATAATTTTAGATTTTCATCTTTTATCTTTTTTACTTGGTCTTTTTTCCGCATAATCGAGTTGGACTTACTTTTGATAGTATATTTTTGCTTATTGATGTTATTAATTAAAATTTTTGAATATAATCTCGTTTTTATAGTTTGTACACTATCTGATTTATGAAATAATACAGAACCACATCTACTATTTTGCTTTATACCATATAGTTTAGATATTTTTCTAATAGAAGAAAATGTTATATTTTCTTTTCCCCTCTTATTTTTAACAACTTTTATAACACCCATTTTTTTCATTATTGATAAGTGTTTTTTTATAGAGTTAGGAGAAACATCTATTAGTCTTGCAGCTTTTCTTAAAGAAAAGTCATATATCGTAGAATTGGAATAAAGATATTTTAATTTTATAAAATAAGAGAATGTTAAAATTTGGTCACATTCTATCAATTTATTTATAAAACTATGTGTAATTCTTACTTTATTCAAAAAATTAGATTTTTGCGAATATAATGTTATAAAAAATAAAAAACAATACCTTATTGTAAAATTAATTTCTATTTATAAAAAAGAGATAAATAATGTCTGTTCAAAGAAACATCAATAAAAGACTAAACGAAAACTATAAAAACACAAATTACTTACCTCAAAAATTATTATTAGAAGATATTGATAGAGGTATGAGAGATTTTATTGTAGATATAGGAATAACAGTAGAAAACGCAGATAAAAAAGCTGCAGAAGTACCAGTTATTTTTTTAACTCAAGAAAGATGGGCTGAATTTAAAATGAACTGGAAGTTTTTAAAGGATGAAAGTGGAGAAGAAATAACAATGCCTTTTATGACTCTAAGAAGAACAGGAGTTAGAAAAGGAAGTTCACCGCTAAAAAGAACAATACCAAAAAAATTAAAATTTCAATATGTTAAAATTCCTTCATTTGATGGGGTTTTAGGTGGGTATGAAATGTATAAAATACCTCAACCTACTTGGGTTGATGTTGAATATGAATTAAGATTTGTCACACATTATATGCAAGATGTAAACATTTCTTATGAAAAAATGTTAGAAGAAACTTATTCTGACGGTCAAGGATATATGAAAATAAATGGATATGATATTCCATCAATACTAGGAGACCCGTCTGAAGATAACACTGTAGACACTATAGATGCAGATAGATATTTTCAACTAGTATACCCTATAACTGTACATTCAAGAATAGTAGACCCGAATAAATTCGAGAGAGTTCAAACTGTTACAAAAATTTCTATAGAAATTCAAGAAGATGAATGTTAGTTTTATGTTTTTTTATCCTATTTATTGTAAAACATTATAAAATTTAAAATAATAAGCAGATGGCAACTATATTCGTATCACCGGGAGTTTACACTAGAGAACAAGATTTTTCAGTATTTGCTTCAAGAGTTGGATTAACAAAATTAGGGCTAGTAGGACTAACAGAAAAAGGACCTGCATTTGAACCTACCAACGTAAGAAGTACAGATGAATATCTTTTTAGATTTGGTAACACAAGCTCCTCATTAGCACTTCCATATGTAGCTAATTCTTTTTTAACTCAATCTAGTGAGTTATCAGTAACTAGAGTATTAGGAAAGGAAGGGTTTACAAATTCAAAAGCATGGTTAATAACAGCAGAAAGTGCTAATTCCGATTATAACGGAGCAACTATCGCTGTATTAAGAAGTAAATCTTCAGATAATGGAACAACTTTTTTACAATCAAATGAAACTGATTTAGAAATTGGAAACGTTACTGCAGGAGCTCCTTTATCTGACTTTACTCTTAGCGCTTCAACTGGGCCTTTTAGTGCTTATACTTTAAGTATGAACTTAGATGAAAGCACAAGCGGTTATATATTAAATGTTTTAGGTCAAAATCCTAAAAAATTAGCAGGAGACTATGGAGTTTATGTAGAAGCTATTTATTCTCACTTTGTAAGAGAGGCAGCAGACAGAGGCGATATAAGCGGTATAACTGCAAATTTAGTTTATACAGCTGCAGAAACTGCTTATACTGATTATACTTCTCCTTATACAAATCCATTTACTCCAAAAGTTGTGTCAAATGTAGTTGGAGGCGAAGTTAGAGATTTGTTTACTTTCCAATCTATTTCAGATGGTAATGCAGCAAACAGAGAAATTAAAATATCTATAAGTAATATTGATGTAGTAACAAAAACATTTGATGTTGTTATTAGAGATTTTAATGACACCGATGCTAGTGCTTTCCAAACTGCTTTAGAAAGATTTAGGGGAGTAACAATGAATCCAAATGATAGAAACTATATAGCTAGAGTTATAGGTACTACAGATGAAGAATATCCTAGAAATTCATTATTTGTAACTCTTGATATGGAAGAAGGACATCCAACAAATGTTGTTCCTGCAGGTTTTAGAGGATACAAACAAAGACAAGTTGGAATGAGTGGAGAAACAGCTGCTCCTATGTATTATAAAACTTCTTATCTTTCTGGAGATTCTGTAAATAGAACTTTCTTAGGAATTTCAGAATTAGCTTATACTGGATTTACTTCAGACCAAGTAAGCTTTAGTAAAGTTATAAGTACAGTAGAAAAAGATTTCTTTAAATATATACCTTCTGAAGATAATGTAACAGTTAAAGGTTTCCACTTAGAAAGTACAGCACCAGCTGCAGGATTTACTACAGGAGATAAAGTTTCAATAACTGGCTACACAAAAGCACAACTTAAGTTTACTCTTGCTCCTTCAAAAGGTTTTGATGGATGGAATCAATACAAAGACCCTACTTTTACTTCAAACATTGCAGACTTATCAAATAGAAATGCATTTAAAGAAGCTATAGATAAAGTACAAAATCCAGAAGAAGTAGATATTAACTTATTTGCAACTCCAGGAATAGATTTTTCAACCAACGAAGAAGTTGTAAAGTATGCTTTAGAAAAAATAGAAGATAGAGCAGACACTCTTTATATAATGGATTCTCCTAGGCTTAGTGATGAGATTTCAAAAGGAACTCCAGAACAAGTTGTTCTTGCTATGCAAGATACAGGTATTGACTCTAACTATGCAGCAACTTACTGGCCTTGGGTACAAATAGAAGACCAAACAACAGGTAAGTTTGTTTATATATCTCCTACTGCTGAAGTTGTTAAAGCTATAGGATTAACTGACAACATTGCATTCCCTTGGTTTGCACCAGCTGGTATCAATAGAGGTACTATGGGAGACTCAGTTAGAAGGGCAGATGTTAAGTTAAGCCAAACTGATAGAGATACATTGTATGATGGAAGAATAAATCCAATTGCAACTTTTGTACAACAAGGAGTTGTAATTTATGGACAAAAAACTCTTCAAATCAGACAATCTGCTTTAGATAGAATTAATGTAAGAAGATTACTACTTCAAATAAGAAGAGTGGTAGCTGCAACTTCTCAGACTTTATTGTTTGAGCAAAATGACCAAACATTAAGAGACCAATTCTTATCAAAAGTAGAACCTTTATTATTACAAATTCAAAACCAAAGAGGTTTAACTGGATTTAGAGTTATAATGGATGAGTCTAACAATCCACCTGAAGTTGTTGATAGAAACACATTAGTTGGTAAGATTCAATTGAAACCTACAAGAACTGCAGAATTTATTGATTTAACATTCCAAGTTCTTCCTACTGGTGCTAGGTTTGAAGACTTCTAACAATTAGAAATATATTTTATAAAGGAGGGTTTTTCCCTCCTTTTTTTTTAAAAAATAAAAAATTTTATAAATATAGTCCAATAATTTTTTTTACTTAATATTTATAAATGATTAAAGAAACAATTAAATTATTATAAAATGGCTGTAATGTTTAGACCAGTTCCTGTAGAACAGGAACCAAAAAGAAAAAATAGATTTGTACTAGAGTTTCCATCAGAATTAGGGATTGAATCTTTTAACGTACAAACTTCAGGAAAACCTACGATAGAAATCGGAAGTACAGAAATTCCATATATGAACACTAGTACATTCGTTGCTGGTAGATATAAATGGCAAGCAATTGACATTGAATTTATTGATGTTATTGGACCTTCTACCACTCAAAAAGTAATGGAATGGGTTAGACTTCATGCTGAATCAGCTACTGGTAGAATGGGGTATGCAGTAGGTTACAAAAAGAATCTAGTATTAAAAGCATTAGACCCTGTAGGAGTTGAAGTTGAAAAATGGACAATGATTGGTTGCTTTATAACCAACGCATCTTTTGACGATTATGATTACAGTGCTGATGATATTTCAAAAGTTAAGATTAACGTACAGCCTGACAGATGTCTTCTTAACGCCTAATTAAACTTCTAATATTAATATAAAAAAAGGAGACTGTTTTAGTAACAGTCTCCTTTTTTGTTACTATTTATTTTAGAAGAATTTATCTTTTAATTATGGCTTATTTGAGGATTTATAGAGATTTTTATTGTATTCAGTCCATACCAGGCGTAACAGGAGACACTTATACGCTGATAAATGTGGAAAGTTTATCTTCTCAAGTAAAAGTTTTAGGAAATAATTCAGTAATTGAAAGTCCAATTGTTCAAAATGAATCAACAGGCAAATATTATGTTGATTTAAATCCAAATTATTATAATATAGATGATACTTATGAAATAAATTGGATAGTAAAATATACAAGTCAAAGTCCTCAAAAGATTTTGATTACAAGATTTAAATTTAAACCTGTTGTGGTTGGTCAAAATGTAGATATAAGATTAAACACAGAAGAAATAAGGTTAGAAATAGTTAATAGTTAGAATATGGCAAGAGGAGAAAAACCATTTATAATAAAAAGAAATGACACAGCCCCAGCTTTAATAGCAACTATATATGACAAGGGTTGTTTAGGAGGTTGGAATAGATTAAACTTAAGTGCAGTTACTAGAGTGGACTTTTCTATGGTTGATGATTGTGGCGCTTTGATAGTTTCTTCTCAATCAGCTCAAACAATATCTGCTTCTAGTGGAATAATACAATATAATTGGAGAGAGGGTGATACTGCTATAGCTGGTAATTACACAGGAGAATTTGAATTGTTTTTTGGAGATGGAACAAAAATGTCTCTTCCTAGAGAAGGGGGTATAAGTATAAGAATTGCAGAAGATATTAATAATATATAAAGACTAGAAAGTGGCAGGACAATATTTTTATAAAGTAGGTTCAGACGGTAATTTTTTACCCTTAAGCGGTGGCACTGTAAGTGGCAATACTTATATTGATGCAACCTTGTCTGCAAACACTTTAAATTTGGTAAATATACCAGTAAATGATGATTCTTTAAATCAAGTTTTAGTTAGAGATAGTGTTACAGGAGATGTAAAATATAGAGATGTAAGTAGTATAGTAGGAAGTTTAGATTTAGGAAAAATATTATTTGTTGCAGAAACTGGTGATGACTCAACAGGTACAAAAGGAGATATAAGTAAGCCATATAGAAATTTGTACGCAGCAAAAAGCGCTTCTACATCAGGAGATACAGTTTATGTATACCCAGGTACTTGGATATATGACAATACAGACGCTGCTGGAAATCCATACAATGGCAACATGGACACTCTAGTTAATTTATGGAAAGACGGTGTATCTTATTATTTTTCACCTAATTCTAAGGTAATTTTTTACAATCAAACAGTGACTGGTGAAAATATGCACTTGTTTATTCCTCCAAATACGGCAACAACTGTTGAATCTTGTAGTGTATATGGAGAATTAGAATGGGAAGGTAGCTCTATAGGTGTTAACACTTCAAATGGAGGTGCAGGATTTCATACTATTTCTGGATTTTATGATAACGCTTATAGGTTTAGTGCTAAAGTAAAATCATTAGTTTCTAAATCTTCAGGAATTGGGTATGCTGGAATATATGGTTATAGTGGTAATACGGAAGGTAGTTTTACTTTAGATGCTGATTTGCTTGAGGTCGATTATCAAGGTGGACAATCAGGTAATGGTGGTGCAGTAGCAGTACAATGTGATGGTAAATTTATTACAACTATTAATGTAAAAGAAATAAGAAGTAGTTTTCACGCTTTTTACTTACGTTCAGATTCATATAATGAAGGTAATAGATTTGTTGCAAATGTAGACTATATGTATGCTAATTCTTTTGCTATATTACAAAGACACTCTATTGGTGAAGAATTTATTTTCAACATTAACAATGGTACTTTTGGCTCTTGTTTATTAAGAAACGAAAGTATAACTACAGGCACAACAACTATTAATGGTAATTTTAGAACTATTACTGATACAACATTCCCTATTTTTAATTTAAATGCAAATCAACCAAACACTTTAGTATTTAATGGTACAATAAAACCAGATAATACTTCTGGTGATGGGAGAAGGATATTTCAAACAAATAGCGGAAATCAAAAGGTTATAGCAAATTGTAATATTTTATATGAAAGTGATTTGACTACAACTTCGAGAATTTTTGAAATAAATAATGGAGATGTAACATTTGATGGCATTATTGACGGCAATTTTAGCGGACCTATTGCCAGAGTAATCAGTGGTGGCAAACTAACTATTAAGAATAGTGAAATTAATTCCAGTTTTACTGGAGGTACTTTATTTAGTAATACAAATACAACAAATAGTAAAGTAATAGTAAAAGATAGTAAAATAATATTAAATAATTCTGTATCAGATTTATATGATGGTCAGTATTTAAATACTTATATTTTAAATTCTAACATTAAAAATGAAGGCTCTTCCAGCATTTTTACAAACACAACTTCAAACGGTTTATTACAAATTCAAAATAGTGGTTTAGTTTGCAGTTCAGGAACTACAATTAATATTAGTGGGAGTGCTCCTTTGACTGTAACAAATGTTACAACGAACACTCCAGTAAACGCAACATCAATAAGCGGAACTTTAACAGAATTAACAGAATTAGATATAGAATAATGGCAATAATAACAAGTGAAAAAAAAGTAGTAGTTTTTATAGAGTTTTCATCAAAAAGTGAAGGGGTTGATGTTATGTCAAATTTTAAAAATCCTTGTGCTTTTATAGCTGGTTCTAAAAAGTACGATTATTTAGGAAGTGAAATAAGTTTTACAGAAGAATATTACACTGTTCCAAATACTACTATGAACACTATAAAAGATGGAGATGGAAAAGGTGAGGACTTTGGAACTATGTTCGTAGAAGAAGGTTTTTGTAAAGTAAATAAATTAGATGTGATAACAGAATGAGTACAAAACATAACATATATGGCTCTTTAAATGTTAGAGATAACATAACTGGTAGTACGTTAACTTTATCTAGCATAACTAATGATAATTCATTAACTCAAATACTAGCAAGAGATGATTCAACAGGTCTTGTAGAGTATAGAGATGTAACAAGTATTATTACAGGAGCTACTTCGGGTATTACAACAATAACAGCATCTAATGGTCTTACAAAGAGTAATGATAATGTTACGCTTGGTGGAATACTTACTGGAAATACCAATATTGATAATAATGGTTTTATATTAAGTTCAGAAAGCTTTTCTGCATCAACCTTGTCAGCACAAACTGTTTATGTAAACAGTGGAAATGTGTTCATGGATAACTCTTTTGGGGTAAATATTGGAACTAACATAATTGATGGTGGCTCTGGATTCTTCGGCCCAGTTAACTACCTTCAAATGAGAACTGCTTCAGACTATTCTGAACCTTGGTTTTTTATGAACGCTGATGGCGGAACTGCATTTGGTAGTTTTATACAATTTGCTCTTGGACAAACATCAACAGATATAGGGGTTACATTTATGAAGCCAAGTCAAAATGTAACTCAAATAAACAATAATCATCTTGCCGTATATGATAATAGCGGGCTTTATTCTATTAATAATACTTATGCAAGAGAAAGTGTGGTAGGTTTCTTTGCAGCAGAAGGTACTGCAACTTCTGCTGTAACTGGCTCTGTTGCTATTGCAACAAGTGCTGTTACAATGACAGACAACTATACGCTTTATACAGATAAGATTAATCTTATAGATACACCCATTAATGATAATTCATTAACTCAAATACTAGCACGAGATGATTCAACAGGTCTTGTAGAGTATAGAGATGTTAGTTCAATCATTGGTGCTGCATCTGGAGATACGTTTGTTGTGTCTGGTAATGCAGACGTAGCTACATCACAACTAACTTTTACTTACAATACTGGAGGTACATTTACAGTTGCAAACTCAGCAGCTTTATTTGCTGATAACGATATAAATGTTACGGGAGGTACTTACAATCCTGTTACTGGATGTGTTACATTCGCAACAAACAGTGGAACTACATTTGATGTTTGTGGTTTTGTTACTGGTATAACAGATACTTATGTTACTGGAGGAACATATAATTCCTCTACAGATACAATAGATTTAACAAGAACAGATTTAGGTACAGTTAGTATCACTGGTATAACTGACACTTTTTATTGGACAACTGGCTCTACAGGAAATTATTCCTTGAAAGCAATAAATGACAGTGGATTAGATGCTACAGGAAATTATTCAGTAGCTCAAGGATTTAATACGCTAGCGAGTGGTCCAAATTCACATGCTGAAGGCCAAAACACTACAGCTTCTGGTATTTCCTCACATGCTGAAGGCGCTTTTAATCAAGCTACAGGTGATGCATCACATGCTGAAGGTGGAGACCCAGGAAAATCTTTAGGAAACACAGCATCTGGTTTAGCTTCACATGCTGAAGGTGTAAATAATACAGCTAGTGGAGACTATTCTCATGTACAAGGCATAAATAATACGGCTAGTGGAGAAGCATCTCACGCTCAAGGGAAATTTACATTATCAAATGGAGTAGCATCTCATGCTGCTGGTCAAGAAACAATAGCAAATGGAAACTATTCTTATGCAGGAGGATTTGGCTCTAGCGCTTCAGGAGTAACTTCATTTATACACTCAACAAACTCTATAGTAACAGGTGACAGAAGCGTTGTATTGGGAGGTCAAAATATTACAGGAATAACTGACGACACTGTTTATGTTCCTTATCTTAATATAAATAATTTAGCAACTGGAACTTCTGTTAATACTTTAGGAATAGATGTAAATGGAAATGTTGTTACAGGTATTACCAGCGTAGGAGATATAACAAGAGTACAACCAGGAACTAATATCAATACAGGAGGAACAGAAAACAACCCAGTAGTTAATCTTGATGATGATATTTCTCTAAATTCTGTTTCTGCAAATACAATTAGCGGAGGAACTATCTATTCTGGTTCAACTGATTTATATGACATTTTCTTAACCACTGCTGATGGAAATGATATTACAAGAGTTCAAGATGGAATCAATACGTTTACTGGAGGAACTGGGAACAATCCAACAATTAATGTTACAGCTCTCACAATAGACAATATAACTGTTTCTGGAGATTCTAGTTTTGATTCTGTTTCTGCAACTACAATTTACTCGGGAAGTACTAATCTTTCTGATATTTTTGCAACAAAATCAGAAGATTCATTTAGCACTGGAGGTACTGTCACTCAACAAGCTACAAGTGCTAGTACAGAAGTAACTATACAAATAGATGGAAATAATAGTTTTTCATCTTACAGTATAACAGGTCTTACAGATACTTTTGTTAGTGGATTCACTTATAGTGCAAACACATTTACTATAAGCCAAAATGATGGTAGTAGTCTTGATGCGGAGATAGACACTATTGATTTGGCTTCTGTTCTGAGTGCAGTTACTTTTAATATAGGAACTACAGGAAGTATATCCGCTACAACTTTTTATTCTGGAAGTACTGACCTTTCTGATATATTTCTTACTGAAGCTGATGGGAATGATATCACAAGAGTTCAGCCTGGTGTTAACATTAATACGGGAGGAACTGCAAACAACCCAGTAGTTAATCTTGATGATGATATTTCTCTAAATTCTGTTTCTGCAAATACAATAAGTGGAGGAACTATATATTCTGGAAGCACTAATTTATATGATATTTTCTTAACTACTGCTGACGGAAACGATATTACAAGAGTTCAAGATGGAATAAACACATTTACTGGAGGCACTGGAAACAATCCTACGGTTAATATAACTGGTTTAACTATAGATAACATTAATGTTTCTGGAGATTCTGAGTTTGTATCAATTTCTGCAACAACAATTTATTCTGGAAGTACTGATTTGTCTAACTTGTTTGTAACAGAAGATACTTTTGTAACTGGATTTACATATAATGATGCAAATGTACTTACTATAAATAGCAATGATGGTTCTGACTATTCTGTTACGGTAAACACTATGACAGGGCTAACAATAAACGGAGAGTCGTCAGGAACAACGTTTACTGTTAACGGTCAATCTGTATTTAGCGGACAAAGTACTGATGTAGTTCAAATATATGGCTCTGGCTCTACTTCACCAATATTTAGAGTACAAGGTTCAAGTGGCGAGTTATTTAGTATTACAGATAGTTTAACTGGCTCTTTATTTGCAGTTAATGATATATCAGGATTGCCAATATTAGAAGTGTTTGATGATGACACCATACATATGGGAAGTTATCAAGCTCCTTCATTAAATACAACAGTTCTATTAAACCCAGGAGTAGGATTAAGTACGGTCTATTCAATTCCTATGAGCGCATACACAGGAGCTTGGTTTGAATATACTGTTTCTAATACTGTTGGAGCTAGAGCAGGACAAATCATGTCTATATTCAGTGGAAATACAGCAAACATCACAGAAACAACAACAACAGATATAGGTTCAACTGATGATGTAACATTTAGTATGTCTGCAAATAGTACTAATGCATTATTACAAGTTTCAGCTGCCACTTCTGGATGGGAAGTTAAAACAATTGTAAGAAGTATATAATTATGGGATTTTATTATTCTCCTAAAATAGTAAGAGATGGGCTTGTGTTTTATGTAGATGCAGCAAATAGAAAGTCATATCCTGGCTCTGGGGTTGGTTGGAATGATTTGTCTGGTAATGAATATAATGGAACCCTAACTAATGGTCCTACTTTTGATTCAGGCAATAATGGTAGCTTAGTGTTTGATGGATTAAATGATTATATAAGTTGTGGAAATGAAAACAATTTACAAATTACAGAAGGTTCTGTATGTTGTTGGATAAAAACATCTGCACCAGGTTCGGGATTTAGAAGTATAATAGCTAAACAGTGGAATTATGGACTTTTTACCATTGATAATAGTACTTTAATTACATATGATTGGAGTGCAAGTGCGGTTAGGTCTACAGGAATAAATATTGCTGATGGAGAATGGAAATATATAGTGTTGACTTTTACAGAAAACACTGGTAGTCCAAGCAATAATGCAATAGTTTATTTGAATGGTGAAAACGTTTTAACAACCACAATAAAATTAAATACAACTTATATTGTAGAATTACAGATAGGCAATGGAGGAACTATATCTGGTGGTGCAAATCAAAATATAAATGCAAATATATCTCAAGCTAAAATTTATAATAAAGTTTTAACGCCAGAAGAAGTTTTACAAAACTATAACGCACTAAAAAATAGATTCGGATTATAATGGCAGGAAGAGTTTTATATGATATAGTTACTGATGGTTTAAAAATTTATTTAGACGCTGGGAGAAGTAAATCATATACTGATGGTTCTGATTATTGGTATAATATGGTAAAGCATGACCTAAGAGGTTTATTTGAGGCAAGTCCTACATATAATTCAGCAGAAGAAAATTTGTTATTTGATGGTACAGATGATGCTTGCGATTTATCATCAAAAGTAGATTATGTAGATATAAATAAAGGAACTTTTGTTATTGTAGTAAAGGCTATAAGTATTCCAGCTAATAGAGCGTTCTTTTCATTTAGAGTAAATAGTGAAAATAATATAGCTATTTTGGTAGATAACTCTGCGAGATATCAGTTTAAATATAAAGGAAGTAATACAACAAAGCAAGTAGAAGAGGTGTTGAGTATAGGCTCTGGTTCTCCTTTTAGAGTTTTGTCGATGACATATGATACTGAGGCAGATGAATTAAAGGCATATGTAAATGGTGTACAAGTAGGCTCAACGATAACAAGTCTAGGTACTTTTACAGGCACGCCTGATTTTTTAAAGATTGCGAGAGCAGAGACTGCTTGGACTAATTGTGGAGTTAAAAGCTTTCAGTATTATGATAAAGTTTTAACAGCAGAAGAAATTTCACAAAATTATAACACTCTAAAAAGTAGATTTGGATTATGAGTGGAACAGTAGGACTAAGACCAGAAAGTATTTTTAACCGATTTTCATTTGATATGGATGAAAACAATAGAGTATTAGATACTCCTTAATAATATAAAAATAAAAAATAATAAATTATGTCACACACATTTGACCACAGAAATTTTATGATATTCAATGTATCCGAATTGGCTTCAGTGAATTTTAATGAAGTATTGGAAACTTCACAAGATACGGTTAGAAAATCCGTTGATGAAACAAAAACATTTGTTAAATGGGAAGGTGAAACTATACCATCAAGTGTTGATTCATTAACAACAAAAGAAGGTCCTTACACATATAATGAAATACTAACAATATTGTCCAACCCAGAATGGACAACTGAAGAAGATATTTAATTATGAGTACTGCAAAAGGAGGAAGCGATATAGTTAAAAGAGGTTTGATTTTTTATGTAGATGGTGCAAATATAAAAACTTATAATTCTAATAAAGATGCATTAAAAGTTACAGATTTAGTAAATGATTCTACAGGACAGCTAGAAAATGGGACAACTTTTAATACAGATAACAATGGTATTTTTGTTTTAGATGGTACTGATGACTATATAAATTGTGGTGATTTTATACCAATACAAAATTTAACTTACCCTTATACTATAGAATGTTGGGTAAAACCTGACATATCAACAACAAACGCAATTAGTTTTAAAGGTATTTTTTCGCCTGCGTGTATTATAGGCGGTTCTTATTATGGTATTAGTTTACAAACATCCCCAATAACTTTTGGGTCGGTGAGTCCTGAATTTGATGGCAACTATCAACTTCAATTATCTACTGGCAATGGTGGTGGTTCGGGTTCTAACAATAGAAGAACTCTTACAACTTTAGATAGAGTTTTTATTGGTAATGAATGGAATCAGATTGTTGGTATAGTTAGAAGTGAATCAGATTTTAAAATTTACGTTAATGGTTTTTACTCACATGGAACTATTAGTGGTACAGGTTCAGTTTTGAATTGGGGAACTAATACATTTACTTTAATTGGAGAAAAAACAGGTAGCTCATCACGAATAGATGGTAGTGTCTCTAATGTTAAATTTTATAATAGTGAATTAACTGATTTTGAAATAAGACAAAACTTTAATTTGTTAAAACATAGATTTGGTATTAAAACAAAATTATTTGAGAAAGAAGAGGTAAGTGGAGAATCTGCAATAGTAACATCAGGATTAGTTTTTAATTTTGATGCAAGTAATAGTTCTTGTATAAGTGACCCAATAAATAGATTATTAAGTGATACTACATTAAATGATTTATCAGGTAATAATGATGGTACTATTAAAAATGGTGTTGCATTTAATTATGAAAATGGTGGTTCACTAGAGTTTGATGGGTATAATGATAGAGTTGAGTGTGGTACTGGTAGTACATTAGATATCACATCGGGTATAACATTAGAATGTGTTTTTAATGCATCAACAAATACACAAAATGCGGGTATTATAAATAAATGGACATCTGGTGCGGTAACTGATAATTCTTTTACATTCTTAGTTAATACAACTAGTAATTTAAGATTTATTTTATATGATTCTATAACAGGTACAACCGATTTAACACTGACTTCTACCTTTAATGAAAATCAATGGTATCATGTTACATCTACTTGGGATGGGTCAATAATGAAAATGTATGTTAATGGTGTTTTACAACCTGAAACACTTTCTTATTCGGGTACAATAAACATTAGTACTAAACAATTAACTATTGGTACATTAAGAGAAGAAGACTTTATTTTTCCTTTTAATGGTAGGATTGCAATTAGTAGAGTTTATAATAGAGGATTAGATAGTTCAGAAGTTTTACAAAATTATAACTCATTAAAAGGAAGGTTTGGATTGTAAAAAAATAAAAAGACATTAATAAATAAAGTAGTTTAAATAATTCTACATATTTACTAATAAGACAACATTTAATCTACTGGATAGGGAAAGTAATTAAGTTATGGCGAATGAATTTGTAATTAAAAATGGATTTATCTCCAAAGGAGATTCTATAGTTAGTGGTACCATTTCTGGTAATACACTATACTTACAAACAACACCTACATTAAATCCTTCAGCAACAGAAATATTAGCAAGAAATTCTTCTACAGGAGAAGTTGAAAGAACTACTATTGGAGCAATAATTAGTGGAGATACTTTTGTAACAGGAGGAACTTATAGTGAGGTTACAGACACTATAACTTTGACAAGAAACGATGGAGCTTCTATAGATATTACAGGAGTTACAGATACATTTATTACAGGATTCACTTATGACAACAACAATACATTTACTATATCAATAAATGATGGTACAGATATTAGCACATCAATTAATACTGTAAGTGCGTTAACTGTAACAAATTATATAGATTATACAACAGAAACTAAACCATCCGCAATTAGTGGTAGAACTTATTTTGATGTAGATGAAAATGCTTTATCTTATTTTCCCCAAACACCTGCGAATGACGTAACAATTAATATTGGTCAAGAATCTGTAATAAGGGTACATAATAATACAGGTGTACAAATTAATAATGGAGAAGTTTGTCATATAACATCTGAAGAACCATCAGTCAATGGTGTACCTAGTGTTGTATTAGCAATTGCAACAGGGAGTACAACAACAGGTTCTAGATATTTGGTTAGTGGTGTTGCAACACATGATATTCCAAATGGAACAGAAGGGTTTATTACAGAGTTTGGTTTAGTTAGAGATTTAAACATTACAGGTGTTACAGAAGGAACTGAAATATATCTTTCTGAAACTACACCAGGTGCATTTAGATATAGTGCACCCGATATAGAATTTAGAAGAAGTGTTGTTGGGTATGTTGTTACAACTGGAACAACGACAGGTAAGATATTAGTGGAAATAACCAATGAGGTTGGTTTCTCAGAATTATCAGAATCATTATTATCTGTTGTAACTGAAAATAATTCATCTACAGGTACTAGAAATGGTGGTGAAATAACAATTAATAGTGGTGATAATACTTTATTTGATATATCTTCAGGTAGTGGTATTATTGTGGATAATTATACTGACCCAAATGACCCTACAATTACAAATGTTGTTTGGGATAATATTACAGGAAATACAGTCACTAATTTAACTGCAGATACCGCATCTTTTATATTTTTAAATTCTAGTTTAAATACAGTACAATTTGGTATTTCCAATCCACCAACAGAGGCTGATTATAGAGACAATATATTTTTAGGTATTGTTGGGCACGCGAACTTTACTAATCTAATTAATGTATTTAATATACCAATACAAATTGTTTCACCAATTAATCAACATCAGGATTTAACATCTGCGATTGGCCCATTTAGTATTAATGGAAATAGAATATTAAATATAACAGGAACTTTAGAGTTAGAGAAAACTGCAGGTAATTCTTATTTTTATGGTGGCAATTTCCATACAGATAATAAAGTACCTTCTAATATTACAACATCTAATTTAAGTGGTTCTACATTAATATACGCCAAAGGAACTGCAGTATTAGGTCCAATTAGTTCAGATATTGACCCTAATAACTATGACCCAGATGGTGCTGGTACAATTACTGCAATACCAGGTATTGGAGCTTATGTTGCGCATAGAATATGGCACCAACCATCACAAAACTTATTAGTATTCCAATACGGACAAGAATATTATCCAAATGCGGCAACTGCTAGAGATGAGTTTGAGTTTGAGAATTTTGTAGTGCCACCCGGATTAAATGAGGTTGCTTACTTGGTTGCAGTTATAATTGCACAAGATGGTGATACAGATTTAGATTCTGCTACTATTATACCACAAGGTAAATTTGCAGGTACTGGTGGTGGAGGTGGTTCTGCTGCAGACACATTACAAACCGCATATGATAATTCGTCAAGTCCTGAAATAGTTACTGACCCAACAAGAGGGGCGGTAGACTTTAGGGTAGGTAGTGGTTCTGATAGTGATAACTTAGTCACTTTTCAACAATCTAGTGGTACAATTAATGCATTTGTTGAAGGAACAGGAGACGCTAAGTTTACCAATTTAACAGGGACTAGTGTTACATCTAATTCAGCAATTAATGTATTTAACGGACATATCAATTTAAGAGATAATTCTTATTTCTTACAAGGTAGAACGGTTGCAGATGCTAATGTATCTCTAATAGGTGTAGATAATCAGGATAGAGTATTTATCGGAAATGCAGGATACCTTTCTTACATTGATAGTGATACTATTGTAGATGGTGTATTATCAGCACAAACTGCATTTTTAACAACATTACCTACTCTTAATAATTCAGCGACTGATATATTAGTAAGAAATAGTAGTACAGGCGAAGTAGAATATAGGCCAGTTAGTGGAATTACTCCTGACACAAACACCTTTGTAACAGGCGGTACTTATAACGATACTACTGATATTATTACCTTAACAAGAAATGATGGTGTTACAATAGATATTACAGGTGTAACAGACAATTTTGTAATTGCTGGGACTTATAGTGATTCTACAGATACAATATCTCTTTTAAGGCAAGATGGTAGTTTTGTTAATATAACAGGGGTTACAGATACTTTTACAACAGGTGCTACTTACGATAATGGAACTGCAACTGCAACATTTACAAGAAACGATGGTAATTCGTATACGCTAGATTTAAGTTCTATAGATGTTAATGACACATTTAGTACTGGAGGTACGGTAACACAAAGCTCATCTAATAATGAAAATAATCAAACTATACAGATTGTTGGTAATGATGGATTTAGCTCTTATAATATAACAGGAGTAACTGATACGTTTACTACTGGTGGAACTTATAATAATGGTACTTCACTAATCACCTTTGATAAAAATGATGGTACATCATATAATGTAGATTTAAGTTCTATAGATGTTAATGACACATTCATAACTGGATTTACCTATAATGATGCTAACACATTTACTTTAAATAGAAATGATGGTGCAGATATTAGTACTTCTATTAATATTGTTACAGGCTTAACAGTTAATGGAGATATTGAGATGGGCAATTCATCAACAAGACAAATATTCTCTACAGGTGTAAGTGATATATCATCAATTCAATACGCAACTAGCGGAACATCAGTTCAGACAAGATGGGATGGTGGTGGTGATAGCACTGTATTTAGTGTTAATAATACCGACTTTACGTCAATTTCTTCTACCAAATCAGGGTTTGGTGGTATTGTATATGGTGCAGATTATTCTGCAAATTACGATGATAGGTCTTTAATTGATTTAGGATATTTTAATTCTAATAATAGGTATGTGACTGGTGGTACTTATGATAATAATACCGCATTAATTTCATATTCAGGTGCAAATGGATTCCCTTCATTTACAGTAGATTTAAGTTCTATAGATGTTAATGATACATTTGTAACTGGTTCTAGTGTTGCATCTAATGTTTTGGAAGTTTCTAGAAATGATGCTCAAAAAATATTACAACTAAGTGGAGGTTCAAATATACAATTTGTAGATAATGGAAGTAATTCTATAACTTTAAATGCAACAACTTCTGGTGGTGGAGCTTCAGTTTCTTTTCCTTGGAAATTTAAAGTAGATACTGCGGCAGCTAACCCTGGTAGCGGACAATTTAGATTAAACGATACTATCCCTAGTGGTATTACAGAAATATATGTTAATGATGAAACTAATAACGGCATAGATGCTAGTAATCTATTAAATATATTAGATGTTGGTGATGTAATTTATATACAACAAAATGACGATGCTACTAGAGCTCTTTTGTTTACTGTAAGCGCATCAACTGTTGATAATACAGGATGGTTTACAATACCAGTACAATATCAACAAGGTTCACAAATACCTAAAAAAGATAAAATTTGTGGTTGGATATTTGCTTCTACAGGTGCAGAAGACAACACTGTTTCTAATATTGGCTTAGGTCAAGGCATATTTAAGCAAAGAAATGTAAATGATTTTGAGTTTTATTCATTAAGTGGAGGAACTAATACTACTTTAAGTGTAAATGATGATACAATAGTTATTGATGTTTCATTACCACCTTCTATGAACACTTATGTTACAGGAGGTACTTATAGTGATGCAACAGATACTATTACACTTACAAGAAATGATGCGGTTACAATAGATATTACAGGTGTAACAGACACATTTACAACAGGTTCAACATACGATAATGGAACTGCGACTGCAACATTTACAAGAAATGATGGTAATACATACACACTAGATTTATCTACAATAGATGTTAATGATACGTTTAGTACTGGAGGTACAGTAACACAAAGCTCATCTAATAACAACTCTAATCAAACTATACAGATTGTTGGCAATGATGGATTTAGCTCTTATAATATAACAGGAGTAACTGATACCTTTGTCACAGGAACAACATTTAATTCTAATCAGGCGACAGTTACTAGGAATGATGGTACAGATGTATTTTTACTTACAGGCGGCACAAACGTAACATTATCTAATCCATCAACTAACCAAATTAAGATAGATGTATCATCATCATTAAGTGTAGTTTCAGTTACAGGAACAACTTATTCTGCAACAACAAGTGATGATGTTATTGGTTTTGATACTTCTTCTGTTACACCTACTTTATTCTTACCAGACTCTACAAGTAGTGGCACAAAAAGATATGAGGTAAAAGATATTGGTGTTAATTCTAGAAGAAATCCTATAACCATACAAGCTGCAGGTTCAGACACCATAATAACAACATCATTAGTTTCTTCCTTTGAGTTATCCGCAGATGGTGGAGCGGTTATATTAGTTAGTACAGGTGCGGGACAATGGTGGCAAATGTAATCTTAGAATATGGCTCAAAAGTTTATTTCATATGGCGGAAAAATTGTTACTGATGGTGGTTCTTTAAAATTATTTAGTCAAAATATTACTCCTACAAATGTGTTGCCTAGTGCACCAACTATAGATAGTATTTCAGGCGGTAGTGAACAAGCTCTAATTTATTATACTACAGGTACAACTGGAACTAATCCAATAATAGATTATGAATATAGTTTAAATAGTGGTTCGACATGGGTTTCTTTAAGCTCAACTGATAATCCTTTAACTGTTACAGGATTAACAAATGGTACAACTTATTATATACAAATTAGACCTATCACAATAGATGGTGCAGGTGGAGAATCTAATATAGTTTCTGTGACACCACAAGGTATTCCTTGGGAGCCAGATGATGCTAATGTAGTTGCCTGGATTGATGCTAGTGATTTAAGTAGTTATAGCACTGTTGGTTCTACATTAACATCTGTAACTGATAAAGCTGGAACTTATACAATGAATATTGGTAACACCCCTACAGTTGTTAGTGGAGGACTTAATAGTTTAAATGTATTTGATTTTAATGGAAATGGTGAATATTTACAAAGTTCTACATATTCAAACCAAACTAGCTCTGGTAATCATTGGGCAGTAGGTGTATTTTTAGCGGATTTTGTTGATGGTGATAAAGATAGTTTTTGGTCTTATGAAACAAACCAATCACCTAAAAGGGATTACGCAATATCTTCAGCGGGTGGCGGTTCTAATTCTTGGCCAGGCGAATTAGACTTAGATGCATTATCATCTGGTAGAATTAGTTCTACAATTGGTAATAAACAAGATTGGAATCTTCAAAGTGTTTCAATAGATAGTTGGGTAATTGTTTCTTGTTGGTTTAATAAAACAGGTAATCAAATAGGTAATAGAGTCAATGGAAACAACGCATATACTCCTGTTAATGATTATGATAATTCTATTAGTCCAAATCAAGAATTAAGGTTAATGAGAAATAGAGCTTCACAAGAATTAGATGGTAGATTAGCAGAATTTTTCGCAGTCGCTGATTTACCAGGTACAGGTGGTACAGATTTGACAGATTTAGAAAAGGCGGAAGGATACTTAGCATGGAAGTGGGGACTAGAAGGTAATTTACCTGTATCACATCCATATAAAAATTCTGCGCCTACAGTATGATAAAAGAAAAAAACTTAATATTTATAATAAAATAAATAAATGGCTTTTTTACCTGAAAGAAATTTTTTAGAAGAGACTTTAGTAAGTAATTACGATTTAAGTAATGGACCCACTGGGTTCACAACTTCTGATATATCAGAGTTCAATACTTTATCATTACAATTTATTTATACAAGTGTCGCAGGAACTAATGTATTTGTTTTAGAACAAAGTAATGATAACACCAATTGGAGTGATTTAAGTGAGGAATACTCACTTCCTGTTGGTGGTGGTAATTTTATAATAGATAAAGGAACTTTTAGTGGTAAATATGTAAAAATAGATGTCACTAGTACAACATCGGGTAATTTAAAAATAATATCATTGGCGAAACGATAAATTTTAATATTTATAAATAAAAGATTATGTCACATATTGATTTAAAAAATAAAAGTATAATTTCACTAGATTCTGTAGAGTCTAGATTAGTTATATTAAACAATACTTTGGTAGAACAAAATGCTCAGTTAAATGACCAATTATTAGAAACTAAAAAAATTCTACATCAAAACAGAATACACAATATGTATAAGGCACACGAAAATGATTTTATTATAGATGATAACATTTTTGAAAATGATGAAATAGATTAAAAATAAAATAATATGGCAACAACAATAGAAGACGGGAGTGGTAAAGGTTTTTCAGTACAAGTAGATAATGAATTAAAATTAAGAACCAGAAGTGTTACTGAATCTGAGTTTGATAAATCGACCGCAGATGGAAACGCATTTAATATTAATACTTTTTTCTTAACAGTTACAGGCTCTACCGAAACACCTTTATTGTATATAAAAAATAATGAAGATGAAGATTTAGTGGTTGCAGCTTGGTTTATTGGTACGGATAATTCTGCTGGTAGTTCAACAAGATTATCTCTGTTACAAGTTTACCCCAATGTAACTACTGGTACAATAATAACTTCAGGTAATGATGTTGAGGCGGTTAACAGAGCGATAGGTAGTAGTGAAACTTTAAATGCGGACATTAAATCAGGTGGTGATGGATTTACTGCAAGTGTTGCTGGAATTACCCCAGTATTATTTCAAACACAAGGTTCTTCCGCAAGAGCTTTTGGGAATGTTCAAATTGTGATTAAAAAAGGTGGGTCACTCACAGTAACTTATCAACAATACGGATTAACTAGTATTGATATTTATACAGGATTTCAAGTATATAAAGCTAATTCATCAGATTAATAAAAATAAAAGAATATGGCGACAACAATACAAGACGGAACAGGTACTAAATTAAAATTAAAAGTAACTAATGCAAATAGAGCGTTAGTACAATCTGTTATTATTACCGAGGAAGATGATGCTATCACAAGAGGTGAAGGTTATCAGATTGCATCAGGTACACAATCTTTTACAGGTGCTACTGAAACAGGTATACTATATGTTAAAAACAATGATGATAGAGATTTTGTATTAGATAGAGCGGTATTAATTTTAGGTAGTGCAGTAGGTGCTAGTAGTACTGACGATTGGACATTTACTGTGTTAAGAAACCCAACTGCGGGTACTACAATAACAAATGCGTCTAACGCAGGTATTTCTAATTCTAATCATGGTTCTGCTAACACACCTAATGTAGAGGCATATAAAGGCCCAGAAGGTAGTACAATAACAAATGGTGGAGGAGCTGCACAACCGATTAAACAATCTATAGATAGAATTATTTTACCATTAGGTAGAAGATTA